ATATACACCGTAAGGGATGCCAAGACGCTCACATTCAGATACATTTCTCAGCCATTTTTTATCGTCCTGTCCGGTCTGATCTTGTCCATATCCGCATCTGATGATAGCACCTACAATGCCTGATGCTTTTACTTTCGCCCAGTCGATGTTCCTGTTATGTTCAGAAACATCGACTATCCTATTCAATATATCCCTCCTGTTTTAAGTGTTCTTTCGTTTCTGTAATCTCTGATGCATGATCTTTCACAAACTTTTCTGCATCTGCTTTTTCCATGCCGTAGTGTTCTGCCAATTCGTCTACGGTGTATCCGTAGGCACAACTTTTGACTACTTCGCAAATGGTTTCTTCGCTCAATTTTTCCATAATTACTTAATTTCCTTTCTATAAAGATACTATAATTATGGAGAAAGTTCAGAAAAATATCGTCCCCGTATTTTTCTGAGTTAAATAAAAATATAACTGATAGGTATGTATACTCATATACTACTTATCTTGATGCCGAAAAAAGTACAAAAACATCACTGACACTTAAAAGCATCAAGGCGACTGAACATGGAAGAAAATGTATCCTAATGTGCTGTGGTGCTATCAAGGCAACAACTTTAACAGCAAGGCTGAGCGTATACGTCAACGGTAAGAATAGTTGTTCCGGAATAGCATTATCCGCAAGCTATGTGTCGGTATTCGACAGTAATATTATAACCCTTCTGGAGGGCGAAAACGCGATTGAGATAAGACTGTCAGCACAAGCAAATACGACTACAGCATATCTTGGACGCTACCACAAACTCGGCTTCATTGTCGCAGAATTATAACTAATTATCCGAAATAGAATATTGCATAATTTATTCTAAAACTACCAACACTAGTGTTTTGATTAAGTACTGCGTACCATATGCCTTTTAAGTAGGAACTACCTTCTACATGTGCTTTTTGAGCCTCTGCATCTCCGTTAGCAAATAATACTACCGTATTTGCATTAGAAGAATTAGTTACGCCGAGCATTTTATTTATCTCTGAATTAGTAAATACTTGTATAGATGTGATAGCACTTGCGGTTACAACTTTTGATCCAAATTTCATTTTAGCTATATTTTTATTTAACTCACTAGCATATTTCACGATAGTTTGATTGTTTAGTTCTGCAAATCTCCAAGTAGATGCAATTCTTTTTTTAATGGAATCAAACAGAACTCCCAGCTTTGCTCTGCTTGTTATTGGAGTAGAATCTTCTATGATAATATCATCCGTATCGTTCACTTCTGTGACTTGTGGAAGATCTTTTATGTATTTTCCGTATATTTTCTGCGCTTTTAAATTTTCGTTAGCCATTTGCATCATCCTCCTTTGCTACTGCTAATGTTTGTGTGGCCATGCTTTCAAGTTCTGAAATTCTTCGTTCAAGTTCATAGATATCGTCTTCTGTAAGTAATTTTTTTAAATTTACTCCATTATGCCAATAAGGTTGTGAAAGACTTTGAATAACAGTATTTGCATTAATATCACCAACTTTTAATTTTACTGAAACGCCAGATTCTTCGCTTTCTGTAGTTGCTTCAAACAAATTATAACTTGATTCATTTATTTCCCTTTTTAGGTTTCCTGTCATATTTCCTCCGGCTGTCGGGACATAAGGTTGTCCGGATCCGGAGAAAACTTCATTTGCCGGAAAGTTAACATCTGTTTTTCCGTTTACTTTCCTTTCACATCCACCGATCGTTACAGTTCTTTCTGCTCCCCATTGTTTTGTAGTGATTCCCTCTGTTCCGTCAAATGCCGTTCCATTAATTTTAATGCTATTCTTCAAACTTGAAGCTTTTATGTTTGATAATTCAATAAAGAGTGTCTCTCTACCATCTGTAGTTCCATCCCCGGTCGCATCTCCTGTTATAGATACCAAAAATGGAGTAGCAAGCTTTATGGCTTTTTCTACTGTCATTAAAGTTTTCAGCATTCCGATAGTTAGTTGTAAATCTTCGGTTTTGGTGTGGAGCAAGACAGTATCTTCATCCGAAAGGCTATCAGCTTTATTTAATTCTTCTATATATACATCTGCCATTTTATCACCTACTTACTATTGCGTCAGACAAATCATCTACCAACGTCTCTACTTTTTTCACAAGATTATCATAATCTGTTTTCTTTACATATATTTCATCACTTTTCTGTGAAGAATATACAGTTGACGTACTGGTCTGTGTATCATCGATTCCGACCTTTCCGGCTATGATTTGGTTAGCCTTGTCGATAGCTTCATTCGCTGTCTTTGACGCTTCTCTTGCGTCTTCGATAGCCTGTTGAATATTTGCCAAGTCTTGCTCAAAATCTTCTCTTGTAGCCAACGTCTTAAATGTTCCGGCCGAAAAACAGATAAATACTTTTTGGTTTTCGGCCACTTCGTCTATAGTTACCGCAAATTCACCGGGGAGCATCTTACTTGCGTCAAAATCTGCAAGTAGTCCCCTACGCATCTGTATAGCCATATTTTCTCCTTTCTATCCAGGGATCCATCTTACAAGAGAAACACCAGATGGTTGTGTCGGTGTCCCTCCACCGCCAGCAGAACCGCCTTTTGTATACCGTAAAACGTAATCCCATCCTCTCGAATAATTATAATATCTGCATACCCATATTTCCGTTCCCGTCTGATCCCCGGCTTCTGGATGTCCTCTTGTAGATGATGCTTGCACCATCTGCCCACCACCGATGTACATTGCAGTGTGATATTTAACATTTAGCAGTACATCCCCTCTTTGCATTCCAGCACCAGTGGCCCTGTTGCAGCTTGCCGTTACATCCGTGAATCCGCAAGCACGAAAAACATTGTACATATTTCCCGTATAAGTAGCTCCATTTGATTTTACTGGAACTCCGGCTTGCTGCCATGCAGATATTACGAGTGATGAGCAATCATAGTCTGGATTCCCCCACCGGTTCGCTTGGCTGTAGCCATGCCTGTTGTCGTTGGCTATTCTGATAGCCCACTGAACCGCACTTTCTGTTTTTGTCATATACCTATCTCCTTAAAATGTCGTACCGCTTGCTGTTCTTCCACCAATCAAGTTTCCATTTTTAAATTTCAAATAACTTCCATCACTGAATACGGCCGTTCCAGTTTTTGCCGTATCACCGTTAATGGTTATTTTTTTTGCAGAAATAAGAAGTGTACCATCTGTACCTATTTGTGTTCCATTGGCCCCATGAAGTTGCGCATATCCACCATTTACTCTTACATAATCTCTATATCCATCTCTTACTTCTATTCCTCCGCTTGCCGAAGAAACGTGCCCTTCATATTCTCCTCCGGATGAATACATATCTATCATTGCGTTATGGATGTCTAGTTTTCTTCCACTAGAATCTTCGGATACATAATGTCCTCTTGCATACACACCTTGATTATTCCATCTCCCTATTTCATTTCCGGCCGAATCTTGCATCGAAAGTACACCATTTTGGTTGTTATAACCGCCAAGCGTAAGTGTTCCAGAATGTATCCAATCGCAGTTAATACCTACGGCAGAAAGTACATTAACTACTGCGTTTCCGTTAGAATCAAGTCCGGCATTCCACGTTTTTCCACCGTCTGTAGATACCGCAAAAGCATCCCCGACCATTTTCCAGATAATGTTCGAATCTTCCAGCCGTTCTTTGTTGTGGAGATAAAATACAATGGATTTATCATCCTGTATCTTTTCCGTCTTGAAAAATCCCATCCCTTGTGTCATTAATGCCGTAAGGGATTGAACAGCTTCATCGTATTTGCTGATTTTTTTATCGGCCATTGCAGAAGCCTTTTGTACTGCTTTCGTTTCAGAAGTCACGTACTTACTGCTGTTTCTAATTGCGTTTTCAGCCGAACATTTCAGCGAAGTAAACCCGAGGAAGTTAAAAGTAATATCAGTCAAAATGGTTTTGTTTACTTTTCCGTTCCTGTCGATAACATAGGCAAGATCCATAAAGTCTGCAAGAGGATAAGAAAGATGTTCGCCGGAAAAATTCATAAATGATACGCCCGTAAGTTTTGCTCCGACTGTATTAACCAGTAAGCTCTTATCTTTGATTAGTGAATTCTCTATACTCAATATGTATCCCTCAGAACCATATGTGTACGTTTTTTCATTCTCTGTAGTTTGGATTCCTGTGATAACTATAGGCTCTACTCCTGTTGTTAGCCCTGTCTTCCACTGCGTTAAGAAATGGAAATTATCAACTAACTTGAAGCTACCATCGTCTATGATGTCACCACTTGTATACACATTTGTAGCATCTGTCAGAATGTATCCGCTGGCTTCTTCCACATCCACGGAATGTACTCCAAGCACATTTCCATTTTTAAGCAAGAACAAATTATCTTTTTTTCCGATCAGCTGATATGCTTTTTTTTGTTTTCTTTCAACGGACCTGTACATAATTCCATAAGAATCATCTGTAAGAAGTTCCAACCCATCATCAAACCATCCACCGTCAACATTCGAACCGCTTGAATATTTTTCTGAACTCCAGTCCAAGTCATCATAGTAGTATTCGCTAATGTTTTCGGAAAATGTACCGCCGGACATCTCCGCATAAGTTGAATACTTTTCTGATATCATGTCTGTCTCAAACTGACCACCATCATAGTTCTGTCTCGGATCATCAAACCATCCACCGTCAGTATCTGCTATATTGTCAAAAAGTGACATGTCATACTGCGAAATCTGTAAGTGGTTATCCGCATTCATCCACGCATTACCGCCAGCAATCATTGCAATCCATCCGATCACCTGTCTGTGAGTGGTATTTGTAGGTTTTTCCTTTACCATGATGTTATCATCAGAAAACGAAGTAACGTCCATCTGCACACCGCACGTTCTGCAAGAATCTTTCAGAATATCCTTTAGGCTGAGTGGATACGTTAAATGTGTGGTATAATCTCTGTCAAGTTTGTATGCATCGTCATAAGCCGAAAAGCTTACGGTATCCCCATAGCTTTCCGGGTCAATTACGGTATAAGTGCCACTTTTTATAGTCAGATCACCTATATCCGTGCTAATTGACTTATACAATGTTATCTTTGCACCGAGAAAGCTATGAACTCTATATCTGTCATCTGCGTTGTACAGTTTTACTGTAATTTTTCTGGACACAACATTACCGAGTGGCAAGCTTTGTGTACCAGCTCCATCAGCAATGTTGTTGCCAGATATTAAAAATTCGGATCGGCCAAGATTTAACACTGTGCCATCCAAGAAAGTAACCCTTGCAGATGGATACCAGTCACTACGTCCGTATATAGCTTTCTTATATGCATTGCTAATGTGTATCATAGTGGATTCACCCCGATTATGTTAAAACTAAGGGATTTGTACTTTTCTTCTCCCTCTTTTAATGTCCCGATATCTACACTTCCTTGTGTGACGTAAAACGGTGCTTCTCTCCATCTTCCGTAATACACGGAAAAATAATATAGTTGCACCTGTCTCTGATTTACAATCATCTGTAGCAGACTTGACATTTCTGATATACTTATGTCGCTACCCTCATAAGCGTAAGATTCTACCGTGAACATCGGTTCATTGCACATAACGCCACTCATTAATCGCTCCGTTCCCTCTGTAGAGGTAGTGGCAAAACTAAATTTGAATGTGTCTGGCTGATGAATAGTCCGACCATTAATCTTAATCACTTGCTGTGCCATTTTACCTACCTCCCGAGTTCGAATACATTCTGTCCATTGGACATCTGCATCTCTTTTGCTGTATTAATAAGCTGTTCAAGTACCGTTCTGCTGTCCAGGTTTACCACAAGTTTTATCATTCCTGTACCTTTGCCACTTTCTTCGCTTACGATTTTTCTTAACAGATTTTCCGGCATCTCCAAGTTGTTTCCCTTTGTCTGGTCACCAAGCACCGCTAAAAACGGATTTCCGGCCGGAATAACTGCCCCTTGTGCAAGGTAAGGAACCCTCGTAAAGTTCGCATGAGAAAGATTGATTCCTTTACCACCGATACCTGGAACCCAATCCGGCACCTTAATATGATTCAATCCATCAATCAGATTATTAATCGCTTTGACAATCGTCTGTCCCATTGCATTAAACAAAGCAATAACCTCATTGACCGGGGTTTTGAATATCGAATAGATCATATTTGCTTCAGCTCGAAGAATGTTCAATAATTCTTTTCCGGCAGCCTTGAATTGGCCTGTAAAAACTAATTTAAAGAATGAGATAAATCCAGAACATATCTGCTTTATACTGTCAAAAACACCTTTCACGGTACTTAATAAAACTTCTATTCCCTCGCCCAATACTCCGAGTTGAGCATTCCAATCAACGGCAAATACCCCTTTTATCCAGTCTATAAGCTTTGACATTACAGCTTTAA